GGCCCACCGCATGAATGCCTTGGCCCTGGAGGCTGGCTACCGGGATGCTGGTGCTTTGGAGCGGCTACTCATTAGCCAGATCCAGTACGAGCAGCGCGATGATGACATGGATATTGGCCAGTTGCTGGAGAAGGATCTCACCTTGGAGTACCTCATCCCAGATCTGATGCCTAGCCCTGGGGTGGTCATGATCCACGGTGCTGGTGGTGATGGCAAATCCATGACCGCCTGGACCTTGGCCAAACATGTGGCTCGCGGCCTGCCTTTCTCCATCCGGGGAGACATGGTTCCAGTCAAACAAGGCAAGGTGCTGATCCTTAACGGGGACCAGTCAGAGGTACAGGTCAAGCAGCAGATGCAGGATCTGGATTTGAATGGCAACGATCCAATCCGGGTTGTTATGGGCTGGGATCTGAACTGGTACCTCCGGTTCGTCAAGATGATCCAGAAGCACCAACCCGCTTTGGTGATCATCGACTCAATTACGGGGTGCTCCAGGGGCTCGGCATTTGACGAGAACCGTAAGGAGTTTGCTGGCCCCATCTATTGGCTGGCCAACAACAATGGCCGCCTATTCCCGGCTTGCACCATCCTGCTGGTCCACCACAGCAACAAGTCCGGTGGCTTTAGGGGTACCACTGCCATCAGGGATGCCGTAGACGAGGTCTGGAGCCTCAGGAAGCCCTCTGAGAAGGAGGTTGAGGAGATTGGGTTCTCTACCCGTGTGATCCGCATTGAGAAGAGCCGTACAGGCCGTGGGGGCGCCAAGCTCCTGCTGAAGATGCTGGAGGATCTGACCTTCGAGCTCAAGGACTACGTGGAGATGACTGCGGAGAGTGCCACTCCAGCCTCAATCGTGGATCGGGTGCTCACCAGGTTGCGGGTTAGCCCTACCGGTCGTACCCAAGGTGAACTGCACAGTGATCCTCAGTGTGGTGGCTCGGTGGTGGCGATCAGGAAGGCGCTCCAGCGCTTAATGGCTAGGGGGTTGGTTGAAAGTGCTGTTGAACCACACCCTGAAAAGAAGGGCACCAAGGTCAATCGGTACTTTGCAGTTCTCTCGCGTGATATGTGTGGTAGTAAGTGTCCCACCACTCCAAAACCCAGTGGGGAACAGGAAATAGTGGTGGGACAGGGGGTAGGGGTGTCCCAGCACTCTGAGGGTGATTTGGAGCCCTCAAAACCAAGTCAATCTCTCCGATCCGTCGAACTGCCCAAAGTGGTGGGACACCAAAAAGCCTGTCCCACCACACTTCCCAGTGTTGATGCGGATTCCGAGTGCTGGGACACGAATTCTGTAACCCCCCAAGAGACAGAGCGTTCCAAAGCTGAGATCGACACCCTGATCGAAGACGCTCGGAGCTTCTGGTCATGACACCCGAGGACAAAAAACGATTTGCCAAGTGGGTTGCCTACATCAGTGACTTCAACCGTGTCCGCACATTGCAGGGAATTAAATTTTTAGGTACGGGAATTTCTGATCTCACTGAGGAGGAATTGCAGGCAGTGCTTGCAATACCCTGTAAATATCGGAGGGCAGCTCGTGCTTCGCGTGCCTAACTTCTACCTCGGACTGATGCGTGTAGCCGCGTGGCTACTTTGGAAACTCCCTGTGGCCACTACAACCCCGCCCAAACCGCCCCGGCGTCCCACGCTGGGCTTTACCACCGGCCCGCTACCCGATGACATCCACTCCATCGTGCGGCTGACGTGGTACCGGGCTGGGCGTCCTGTCGAGGTGGATCAGTTCCAGCTGGATGAGTGTGATGAGGCTGAGCACATCTTCCATTACGCCGTGGGGCAGGCCCTGCGGCAGGGAGCTGATGTCTGCGTCCTGACTGCCTACACCGCCGAGCAGCTGGGCGTACCCACAACATAACTTGCTCATCGAATCGCTGAGATGGCCTGCCCTGCAAGCCTTTTCAGCGATCATTCTTGCGATTGTGTACTTTTGCAACTGGCACACTTGCCAGCACCTTGGTGCTGTGTAACACTACTGTGCAGGAGGCGGAAGCTTCCTGCCTCAATCCTCTACTACATAACATGCTTACCCACACTGAACTGGCCAACGAAAACCTCAGCCCTTGGTACTTTGCTGTTCGCTACTCGACCTTGGTGTTCCAGCAGCGGATCAATGAGCTGGAGCAGCTCGGACTCAACTGCACCTACGACCATCACAGCCTCAAAAATCTCCAGGAGCTGGAGCAGTTCCTAAAGATGTCGTGGGACACCTACATGGATAGTTTGGAAATTCCCACCACTAAGGAGGCAGTCAAGTGAATCCCGATGTCCTTGAAATCTATGACGTTACCTTTACTCCTGACAGCACTTGCGTCGTACAAGCTATTGTCGAAGACGCTGCCATTGCCAGCCCTCAGACCCAGGATGACCCAGAAGAGTATTGCCCTGCCCTGTGCAGAGGCTCCTTCTACTTTTCTGAAGAGGACGTAATCCCAGCTACAGACGATGGACTCAAACGCCTGTTCGCAGAACGCATCGACAACTGGGAGCTGGTGGACACGTCGGATTGGGATGTCTAACGCCAGGGATCTTCGGAACTCGGACGACTACGACGACTGGGAATACGGCACCGAGCCGATTCCATCCGACACAAGCTGGGTCAGACCTACAACCCTTACCCAGCTTTTTCACAAGATCATTGCCAAGCTCGAACTTGCTGATACTGTGGATAGCCAGAAGCTGGCCAGGCTGGTGATCCAGGAAATCCTCAGCCTGCCAACTTCAACTCTGTTAGACCTCAAAGCCCAGGATCCAAGTTTCAATGACCCAAACGCCGACTAACGCCCCATTCTTCAGATCGTTCTTGCTTGGCAAGACCTTCTCACTGGATGACATCAAAGACATCTCTGATGTGGATCTGGAGACGCTAAACATCGAAACACTTACTGCTCTAAATGATGCCCGCCATGAGTATTCCAATCTTGATGATCGTCAATCAAAAGAGGGAGGACAAATTTTCTACCGTATGAAAGTGGCAAGTTACTTCCAGTCTGCAATCCAGATCGAGAAGGCCAGCCCTTAGCTACTTCTCGTTAACGTACCAACCAACTTTTTTGACATGATCACTCTTTTTTCTGACCGCGAAGTGCATCAGCTCACGTCTTACGTGACTGAAATTGCAACTGCCATGGACAACATCACTTTCATTATTGGTGGTGCCCAAACTGTTCACTTGGACGAGGCGACAGTTACCCCGTCTGTGCTGGCTCCTGTAGAAGCCGCTCCAGTGCAGTCTCAACCTAAGACTCGTAAGTCCAAGCGCCATGCGAGGGCTTTGTTGACGGAGCGTAAGGTGCTCGACATCAAGCGGCGGCTTGCTGCTGGTGAGCGGGCTGCCATTATCTGCCGGGATTACAAAGTGCATGTGACCACCATCAATGCCATTAAGTACGGCAAGACCTGGGCTCACGTTCAACTGCAGCAAACTGCAGCATGATTCTCTGTGATACAGAGATCCGGGCCCTGTGCGAGCAGGGCCTTGTGACTCCCTACGATCCAGCCCTTGTCAATCCGGCCAGTCTCGATGTGAGACTCGGTTGCGACTTACTAGTCGAAGTGGCCGAATGGTCCACCATGATTCCGGTTGACATCAGCTGGCACACGCAGGCAGAACCTTTCTACCTACAGCCCCACGAATTTGTGTTGGCTTGTACGGAGGAAACGTTCCACCTGCCTACGAATATCGCAGGGCAGTTCGCACTTAAGAGTTCCAGGGCAAGATCAGGCATTGAGCACCTCATGGCTGGTTATTGTGATCCGGGCTGGAGTGGATCCAAGCTTACGTTGGAGTTACAGAATGCACGTTCTATGCACCCTGTTGCTATTTGGCCTGGGATGCGTATTGGGCAGATTGTATTCCATCGCATGTCACAAACTCCAGCTCAAGATTATTCAGTTACTGGCTCCTACAACAACGACCCAACCGTTACTGCCTCCAAAACATGAACGACATTCAGGCAACATTGGATGAACGCGGATCACGTTACGGTGATTTTATGGGTCACGCTGAGATTACGTGTGAGCTAAAAGGTACCATTGCTCAATACGCAATCACACGCGGCAAAAAGCTGGAGGTGGATCAACAGGAAGCACTGGATATGATCTGTCACAAAATTGGGCGGATTCTAAATGGTGATCCAGATTATGCAGACTCGTGGCATGACATTGCTGGTTACGCACAACTTGTTGCTACTCGTCTGAATAGTGAAGTGTCCTGATTGCAAGTCTGAAAATCGAAGATTGTTGGAAAGTCGTTTAAGTGTTCGCGGTAAACGGCGTAGGCGTTTTGAGTGTGAAGTGTGTAAATATCGCTGGACAGTGTTTAGTGATGAAGGTAAGGGGCGGGCCTATAAAAATCGTTGGAATGCCAACGAAACTAGAAAATCCCTGTGGCGCAGAGTTAGTCGTGAGGATGCCATAGAAATTATTACTTCTAAGTTGCCCCAACGTGTACTGGCTGAAA